TAGATTTAGAAAGTATTTTAGACAGCGCTAAATTTGATACTAAAGAAGCCTTTCAAACCGAAAGCCTTTGTATGTGGGTTAGCAGTATGACAAGCCCCTGGAATATGGATAAGTGGAACGCAGGGGAAAAGGCTATAACCATGGTAGACGACTTGCCTACGTACATGGCGTTAGACCTAACTTTTAATAGGGAACGCGCCTACCTAGTAACCGTACAGGTACAGCCTGACGAAAATTTGGCGGTGTTCGTGCATGAGTGGTACAAAGAGGGCGGCATAAGTCATGTATCTTTAGCCAGCGAAATAGCCGAACTTGCCAGACGCTTTAACCCGCGGGTATTGGCATATGACCCTAACACCGCTGGATTTATAGCCCCCCATTTATCGCGGGCATATCAAACCGTGCCTATCCAATGGGGCAGCACTACCTTTGCCATATCCTGCGACCAGACACTAAACGCCATGAACAGCGGGCGCATAATACACGCGGGGCAAGAAGTTATGTATGAGCATTTAGTAGCTTGTGCCAGGCGACCAGCGGGCGACGGCGGGTGGCGAATTGCTAGACGCGCCGCTACTAATCCAATTAGCGCGGCAGTCGCTTTAGTTATGGCAGTCGGACACGCTACCCTGCCACAAGCCGAACCTGTGATAATGTCGGTTTGACCCATAAGGTCACCCCGAGGTTCGCGCCTAACGCTGTTGAGGGGTCAAGAACTTACTGGACGTTAGGCGCGACACGGTGAACAGCGTTACAAATTGTTGCAAAATTAGCCATAATTTAATTGCATACGCATACTTATAGTATGGGTTTACTAGATGTATTTTCGCTTACGTCACAAGTCACAGCCGCGCAACCTAGTACCGTTACAGCTGCTATAAACGTTTTACCTAACCAATACTTCGCGCCTATGTTTGCGTCGCCATTTACCACGCGCCAGGAAGCTATGGAAGTACCAGCCGTAGCTAGAGCGCGGTCTATTATCTGCGGTACAGCTGCAAGCCTGCCACTACACGCTTATAACAAAACCACTAACGCGGAAATTTACGGGCGTACAATTTTAGAACAGCCTGACCCAGCCCTACCCACAGCCGTAACTATGTCTAATACCTTTGACGATTTAGTTTTTTATGACGTCGCATATTGGCAGGTCTTAAGCGTTTCGCCAGACGACGGGCGACCAGTAAACGCTAGGCGCATAGACCCGCAGCGGGTTACCTATAACACCGAGGGCTTATCGGGTATTGTCATTGACGGGTTTTGGGTAGACGGCGTACAAGTACCTATGCAGGGCGTAGGCTCACTAATTGTTTTTTACGGTCTAGGTACTGGCGGTATTTTGAGCCGTGCAGGGCGCACAATTAAAACAGCCCTAGATTTAGAAAAGGCTGTAAGCCGTATGGCAGAAGAACCAGCCCCAGCTATGTACATTAAAAACAGCGGCGTAGACTTGCCAGCAAGCCAGGTAAGCGCTTTGTTAGCAAACTGGAAAGCCGCCCGTATGCAACGCTCAACCGCATACCTAAGCGGTAACTTAGAAGTACAGGCTTTCGGCTTCGACGCTACCCAAATGGAACTAAGCCAGAACCGTATGAACACCGCCACCGAAATAGCGCGGCTAATGAATATTCCAGCCTGGTACTTGAACGCGGAAAGTACATCTAGTACCTACAGCAATACGCTACAAGAACGCCGTAGCCTTATAGACCTGTCGCTTATGCCGTACCTAATCGCCGTAGAACAGCGCCTAAGTATGGACGATATAACCCCTATGACCCAGCGCGTACGCTTTGAGGTCGAAGAATACCTACGCGGTACGCCAATGGAACGGATAGAAGTTACTGGCAAAATGCTAGAGCTTGGACTAATAGATATAAACGAAGCCCGCGCTATGGAAGACCTAGCCCCTAGAGGAAGCGAAACTAATGCTAATTAACTTTGACGGCAAGATATTAGCCGCAGACATACCGAACCGAACTATTACGGGTATGGTCGTACCCTTTGGAGTTTCTGGCCGAACAAGTGCAGGCGAAGTAATCTTTGAGTTTGGAAGTTTCCAGCAATTCAAGGCAGAGGAAATTATCCTTAATAAAGAACACAGCCGAACAGACCCACTAGGGCGCGGTATTGCAGGTAGCGAACAAATTACCCCAGCGGGTATTTCAATGGCTTTCAAGATAGCCCCAACTACTGCAGGTACAGACGCACTAATCGAAGCTGCAGAGGGTTTGCGCCCCGCTTTTAGCATTGAAGCCAGCGCAGACGAATACACAATAGACAAAGGCGTAATGAAAGTAAGCGCTGCTACCTTGCAGCAAGTCGCCCACGTAACTAACCCAGCATTTAAGGCCGCACTAATTACAGACGTCGCAGCTAGTGAAGAAGAAGAAAGCGACACCCCAGAAACCACCGAAGCAGCCGCCGAGGAAAACCAAAAGGATACAACAATGGAAAACGAAAACCCAGAAGTTGAAGCCGCAGAGGAAGTAACTGCACCCGCAGTTATTCAGGCTGCCGCTCCAATTCGCACCGCACCACGTAGCCCAATCGTAGACGGAACATCATACCTAGAACACAGCATTAAGGCTGCTATGGGTAATGACGACAGCCGCCAGTACGTACGCGCTGCAGACGAAAGCACTACCACAAATACAGGTCTAACTTTAGCCCCGCATTTACAAGAATTCATTAGCACCACTATCGACGGACGCCCAACTATTGACGCAATTACACGCGGCGCTTTGCCAGCTAGTGGAATGAGCTTTACAATTCCTAAGCTAGTAACCCCGCCAACAGTTGCGGAAGTTGCAGAAGAGGGCGACCCATTCGGTACACCTATGACGTCATCTTTCCTAACGGTGAACGTAGAAAAGTACGCTGGCGCTAGCAGAATTTCCTGGGAGTTAATTGACAGAAGTTCGCCAGCGTTCCTAACGGAACTATTGCGCGAAATGTCTTCGGCCTACGCTAAGGCAACAGACCTAGCCGTAGTTTCTGCTCTTCTTTCAGGTGGAACAGACGCGACAGCAGTAGCAGGTACAGCAGACGGTTTGCAGTCATTTATTGCAACCGAAAGCGCAGCAGCTTACGCAGGTTCGGGCAACTTTGCACGTAACCTAGTAGCCAATACCACTAACTGGACTGCGATTATGGGATACCAGGACGGTTCAGACCGCCCACTTTACAACGCAGCTGCACCGTCTAACGCACCTGGCGCTGTAAACGGTACTTCAATCGTAGGCAACGTACTAGGAACTAACCTATTCGTAGACCCACACATTGGCGCAGGCGCAGACGAGGGCATGATTTTACTAGCCCCTGAAGCTGCCACATGGTACGAAAGCCCAGTACGCCAAGTACGTGTAGACGTCATTGGCTCTGGCCAGATTGAAGTAAGCGTTTACGGTTACGGCGCATTGGCTATTAAGAAGCCTTTGGGCGTACGCGTTTACCAACAGAGCGCGTAAGACCAAATAATCGTAGGGGCGGTGCTGCCCTGTGCCGCCCCTACACCCCCACCCGAAAGGATTAACCAATGGCAATTATTAGTATTAGTGAGTTAAAGGCTGTACTTGGCATTGGTAACATCTATTCAGATACAATAGTCCAGCAAGTGGCCGACGCCGCTAGCGATATTATTTTAAGTTACTTAGAGTTTAACCGGTCTAACATTAACGCAGTAGAACTTACGGACAACGTAGCAACATTTTACACAGCCGAACCCCATGACTTTGTTGTAGGTTCGGCGCTCACGCTTACTAATTGCGGACACCCTTATAATGGCGCAAAAACAGTTACCGAACATAGACCAAATTATTTCAAGGCAGCGGTTACTCACGAAGACGTAGTAGCCAAACCATTACGCCCATACGGTCAAGCCGCTTTAACTTCACAGGCGACGCTATACGACACGAACGCTAGCGTACGCGAAGCGTGTTTAGCTCTAGCCGTGGATATTTGGGAAACCCGCCAGGGAACTATGGGACAACAAGGCGTAGACTTTGCGCCTGCACCTTATCGCCTGGGGCGCTCAATGCTACAGCGCGTAATGGGTCTACTAGGTAAAGACGTAGACACTAATAGCCTGGTGGGATAATGGCAGACTTAGTAAGCCTACGTAATACCCTTGCAAGCGCCCTGGGCGCGGCTGGGCGCGTAGTCTATGCTTTTCCACGGGAACAAATAACCCCGCCTGCATTAGTGCTTGTGCCTGCCAGCCCATACTTAACACCTGTAGGTATTGGCGGGGCGGGTAACCGTATTAACGTACGCTTTGAACTTACGGCAGTAGTAGGCGCTGCAGATAACCAAGCGGCTTTAGCCAACATAGAAACCCTAGCTTTGTCCGTTTTCGATTTATTACCAAACGGTACGGGCATTATTAACGGCTGGACACAGCCACAAATTCAAGAAGTGTCAGGACAACAAATGCTTACTAGCTCACTTACTATTGAGTTAGTAACTAACACATAACAACAACAAGAAAGGGTTAGCCCAGAATGGCAACTTATATTACAGGCAGGGATTTGACTTTATTAATTAATTCGGTCAACTACGAAGCCCAGGCGTCTACAGTTACCCTAACCGTAGAAACAAACCAGGCAGTACTTGAAGTACTAGAGCAACGCGCTTATAAAACTATCGACCAGACCGCTACCCTATCTGTAGAAATGTTTGCAGACTGGGGCGCTGCTAGCTCTATTTGCGACGCCCTTTGGGACGCCACTTTAGCCGCGCCAGATACTGGACTTAGTGCAAGTTTTGACGCCAACGGCAGTACTTTTACCTGCACGGTCTTTCCTAATTACCCCCCAGTAGGCGGCGGTGCTGTAGATGTATTAACTACAAGCGTAGAGTTTGTAGTAGTCGAGGGTACAGTAGCCCGCGCATAACTAAGAGAACAGGGCGAGAAAATGAAGTATGAAGTAACTACCCAACAGGGCAGCAAGTACGAAGTAAACGACGACAGCGCGTGGCTGTGGATTGAGTTAGAACGGGAAACTGGTCTAACCATGCAACAGGCACACGCGAAAATGGCAGAGGGGTCTTTAGACGTTATTACCAGTCTTATTTATAAGGCGGCGGTAATGGATAAAAAGACCGAACTTAAAACTCATAAAGCCTGGGTGTTACATGAGTTTGATACCTTTGACGTAGTGAGCGAAGACCCAAAAGCCACGGACGCGGAAGCGTCCAGCGGGACTTAATAGCGTTAGCCGTTAATACTGGCATACCGCTAGGGGACTTGTTTACGTGGTCACTTACAGACGTAAATACGGCCTATGAACTAATAGCGGAAAGGAACGGGCGGTAATGGCAGAAAAGCAAACCATTAAGGTACGTATGGATATCACCCCAGAAATACGCGCCCTACTTAAAGCACTTAACGAAATGGACAATGAAAGCAAGAACGCGTTAAAAGAAAAAGTTAAGGGTATCGCCGCCTGGGTAGCCGAAGATATTAAACGCGCTGCAGCTACCGCGCCTATGCCTAAACAAGCTACACGGGTAGCGCAAACTACCAGGGCTAATAAAGACCGCGTACCTAGCGTTACAATCGGCGGTTCAAGAGTTAAATTTAGCGGCGGCGCTGTGTCTGGCGACGTGCTTTACGGTTCGGAATTTGGCGCAGACCCAACAAGTATTAGCGGGAAGTTTCCTAACGGCGGGCGGCGCTTTCCATACCGTAGCCCTCAACGTGGACAAGGCAGCGAGGGTTATTGGATTTACCCAACACTACGAGCTAAGCAACCGCGCATTACTAGGGAATGGCACGAAGCCGTAGACAATGTTTTAGACAACTGGACTAAGGGGACTATTTAATGGCTACACAAAGAACCCTTAAGCTTAATTTACTTGCAGATGTAGACAAGTTTGGCAAGGGTCTAAACAAGGCAGGCGACGACGCTAAAGGCTTTAGTGGCAAGGTTTCCAAGTACGGAAAAGTTGCAGCTGGGGCTTTAGCGGGTGTGGCTGCAGCTGCTGGCATTATGGCTATAAAGATAGGCATAGACGGCGTAAAGGCTGCTATTGAAGATGAAGTAAGCCAAAAGAAACTAGCCACTACCTTAAAGAATGTTACTAAGGCGACAGACAAACAAATACAAAGCGCCGAAGAATACATAACTAAACAGCAAATTTCTTACGGTATTGCAGACACTAAACTACGCCCAGCATTAGAAATACTTGTACGCCGTACAGACGATTTAACTAAGGCGCAAGAGTTAAATAACCTTGCCATAGATATTAGCGCGGCGACGGGTAAAGATTTAGAAACCGTGGCACAGGCGTTAGGTCGCGCATATGGGGGT